TGCTGGTGCGGTGGCGCACAGCAAAAGTGAGGGTGGCGCTGCCCGATTGCAGGGCGTCGGCGTCAAAATTGAAATCAATGCCGGTGAGGTTGAGGTCCATCACCAAACCGCCCAGGCTGGCGTCGGCCATGAGGCGGGCGTAGACGGACTCAAGCAAGGCGTCTACCGCCAAATCTGGCGAGGTGGTGGCGCTGCGGGCGTAGCACTCCACCGCAATGTGGGTCGTAAAGTCCACCGACGTACCGCCCATATCAGCGCGCTCTATCAGCCCCGATACAGGGCGCACGGCCACTGCGTTGGTAGCTTCATCGGGCACAGGGCGCACGCGGGCACGAAAGATGTGCGCAGACACGGGCGTGCCAGCAGACAGCGCGGCCACAATGGCCCCCACAATGGATGCAATGGCGGTCACGCTGTGCGCTCCAAAATGAGGGTGCTGATGCCGGTGCCATCAGGCTGGTGTTCGGCCACCCGGTAGGTGACTGCACCCACCACAGCCAGCTTGCCCACCGGGTTGGCAGGCACGTTGGCAGTGGGGAGCACAAGGCTGGGCTGCGCACCCGCCATGCCCATGCTGCCAACGGACCCAAGCGCATAACCGTTGTCAAAAATGGCAGACACAGCCACGCTGTTGAGCGTGACGGTATCGGCCATTTCGGCAGGGTTGAAGAATGCGGTCAGGTCTTCGGCGAACATGGCACTTGCTGGGTTAGACGGACTTCTTCACGCCAGTCATGGACACACCAACAACCTGCGGGCCCGTGACTACGGTGCCGAGGTAACGGATGTAGCGGCGCACTTGCTTGCTCTGCAAGGCGATGGACTTGATGTCTGCCGTGGTGGTGCTTTGGGTGAATGCAGCGCCGGTAACGTCGTTGAAGTTGGTGTTGTCGGCGCTGTCTTGGATCTTTCCGTCCAGCGTGCCGGTGCTGACGCCGTGGTTTTGCACGATAACTACAGGACCCTCGTAGTCCACCAGGTCAACACCTGTGCCGGTGGCGGCGGCAGTGTTGGCGCAGGAGGCTGCGGCCAGCAGCGCCACAGTGGTGGAGTTGCCGGGGAAGTTGAATTGGCTCATGGTGTGGGCTCCTTGGCGGGCTTGTCTTGTTTGGTTTCTGCTTTTGCAGCGGCTTTGTCCTTGACCGGCTCACCGGGCACAACCTTGTTGGCGGCCAGTAGTTGGGCCGCGTCTGCTGCGGTGAGCTGTAGTACGCTGCCCACAGCAGCCACTTCGCCGCCCCAGTAAAAGGCGCGGGCAACGGTGTAGGGTTTGGCAGCGTCTTTGCTGCCCTGTTTGTTTGGCGTGGCCATGGTGCTTGTGCTCCAGTGCTAGGCACGGGCCAGCCGGGTGTGGCTGGCCCGTGGGCCTATCAGGTGATGGAGGTAGCGCGGCTAAACGCTGCGGCCTGACGCACACCCACATCCACCGACTGGATGGCGCGGATGCCGGTGATGGCTGCGGCAAAACTGGCGTAGGGGTTGAGCGCAATTTCCAACATGCCCCACTCGCCAATGACGACTTGCGAGAAGTCGCCAAAGATCATGGATGCAGCGGTGAGCTGGGTGCTGGTGACGCCACGGAAGCCGTCCACCTCGCCCTCCAGAATGTTGCCTTCCCACAAGCACTTGCTGTCGGTGCTGGCAATGCGGGCGCGACCTTTGAGCAGGCCCGCAATGGATGGCGTGGTGACGTAGGCGCTGCCCAGGGCCAGTGCGTTGCTGGCGGCCACATCGGTTTGAAATTCGATGATGCCAGCCAGTGCCAACGAGCCGCCTGTGACCGAGCCGATACCAGCCGTGGCGCTGATGCCAGTGGGCTGACCAGATGCGCCAGAGCCTTCAAAACCAGCCAGGTCAATACCCAGGGCGAGGATTTTGGCAAAGTCGTTCATCACCATGGCTTCGGCAGCGGGCGTGCTTTGCAGCAGCAGCTGGCGGGACAGCTCGGTGTATGCGCCAATGGTCTTGGGAGACAAGGCCAACTGGCCAACGGTTTGCTGGCTCTCGGTGATGGCGGTGGCCTCATTGGTGAGCCAGTAGGCAGTGGCCGCGCCGGTGAGTTTGGGCACAGTCACATTGCCAACCAAGCCAGGGAGCATGGTGGCACCGAGCTGGACCAAGCGGCTTTGGGCACGCAGCAGGTCGATAAAGTTGGCGGCCTTGAGGTCGGTAGCAACCAGGTTGCCACCACCTGTGGGGGCTGCCACAGTCAAATCCCGTTTTTGGATGTCGGCGGGCATGTAGAAGCCGTTGTGGATGGCTTCGGTGAGGCCGCTGCGCTTCAAAATCTCTTCGTGGCATTCGCGCTCGAAAGCGGCGTCTGCCCAATTGCCACCGCTCAGGGCGCGGATGGCCTTGAACACGGAAAAGCGTTTTTGGTCGCCCTTGGACAAATCGAGGTTGGTGACCTGCGTGGTTTGCGCGGCGGTCATGGCGTTCATGATTTGGTTGCGCAACTGGTCTACGGTCTCGCCTTTTTCGATGGCCTGTTTGGCCAGGGCGGTGCCGTTAAAACGGGCGTGGGTTTCGCCCAGTGCGAGCATTTCGTTATGTTGCTTGCGAATATTGGCTTCGGCTGCGCGGATGGCGCTGTCGGCAATGGCGGGGGCTGCAGGTGCAGCAACAGGATCAGTGGTGGCAGTGGTCACGGTGGACTCCTTAAGAAATAGGGGGGGGATTTGAATAACCGGGGATTCGTCGGCGCTGCGGTCAACGCCCACCGTTGGGTCAAACGGGGTGGACACGAAGCTGACTTCGTAGGGCTCCCAGTCGGTGACGCGGTAGGTGTCTTTGTCGTCATCCGTCTGCACCAGTACGGCCTGGTGAATCTGGTAACCAACGCTGACGTTGCGGCGAATGCCGTCTACAACATCTTGAAAAATCTCTTCGGCCCGAGCGCTCTTACCAAAGCGCACTACAGCGCGGGCCACCCGGTCCGCGCCCAGTTGGACAGATTCGATTACTCCGATGTGATCTTTGGTGTCGTGGTCGCACAGCAAGGGGCCGCCACTGGTGAGGCGGCCTGCGCGCATGGCGGTGGCGGTGCAATCCAAAATCTCGATGCCCCACCAGCGCTCGCAAGGGAATTCGGACGCAAATGCCAGCGTGACCGTGCGGGCCGCTTCGTCAATGGCGCTGCGCTCTACCAAAAACCCGCGCTCTAGCTTGGTGCCAGGCTTGAGGGTGGTGGGCAGTTTGTGGGCTGTAGTCATGGCCCTGATGTTCAAATTTTTGGACGTTTGAAATCAGGGGGAAATTGAGACAAATGCGGGCGTAAAAAAACCCGCCGGGGCGGGTTTGGATTTGTTTTTGAATCGCGTCATGACATGGCCGCGATACCGGCCCGCAGGTCAAGGTAGTGCGGCATAGACAGAACGCATCTTGACTGCCATAGCTTCGTGCAATGTGGAGTTTGGGTGTAGGCCGTCAGCGGTCTTGCTAGGTGCCCATAAATCACGATCAACTCCGTAAAGTGCCTCGGCATCGAAGTCAACAAACTCATCGAATAGGACACCTTCCTGTGCCGCAATTTGTCCGTTAAAGACAATGCGATCACCGCCTGGCGTTGTCCAACCTGCGATTTTTGTCTGGTTTGCTGTGGTAGTCCAGCCGTCTGTCGATGTTGTATTCGTCAGCAATTTTGTCCGAATTACTTGATGCCCTAACGCTTTAGCAGCGGCCCAGATGCTGGCGCTGGAGCTGTACTGCGGTCCGTTTGTACCAAACTCTTCCACAGTAGTATTGGCGTATTTCAATAGTCCTTTTGAAACTGTTGCCGTATCCCAAAGCACAGCAACGGCACCGACCAAACCAAAGTTACAACCGGCGCGTGGGTTTGATACGAAATCTGCGTCAAACAAACTGCGGGCAAAAAAGCCAGCAATCCAGCCGTTACTGGGCGGTGAGGTTACATCGTCGCGGTAGGAAACAATAGAATCTCCTATCCCTGCGACGTACAACCCTGCACTTGTCTTTGGCGTGCCGATAAGCAATGGGAAACATTGATTCGCAAAGTTGTAGTCTGTAGGCCCCGAGCCACCACTTCCGACTCCGTAAGACGGAACGCCAGTGCCGTCAATGTCAGATACTCCGCAAGTTATCGGGTTATACACAATGGTGACGCCGCCGGTTGGGGCACCGATTCCACTGATAGGAAATTTAGCGGAAGGAGCCACAGACATTAATACGCGCACCCAGTACACGCCAGTCCGGGGGAATTCAGCCAAAGAAAACGCAGACGGGGATACTGGGTCGCTCCAGAATTCAGCCACTCCGTTAGGTATCGTGGCCGTGCGTAAACCACTAAAAAGGACAGGTGTGTGTGCAGCTCCTCCGGTCTCCTTTTCTAAGGCGCACTTGATGATGTTTACATCATTGCCGACAAAAGAATCACTACCTGCAAGAACGGTGCCGGAGAAGCCTACCCGCAAGTCTCCCCAGTTGTCTGTGCCTAGAATAGCTTTGCACCGGACCCACATATTTACGCGAGTTGCAGTACCCGTAACGGTAGATGTGTTTCTGCGGTTTATGGCGCTGGCGAATCTGAGAGGCGCAACCCCACCCGCCCGCATAAGCAGCTTATTAAGCAGCTTCATAGGTAAGCCCACTCATTCGCGCCCACCCGCATCAAGCCGGTGATCAGGTATTGCGCTGGCGTGGGGGCGGTGCCACGGATGGTGACGCCCGCACCAGCGGTGAACGATGCAGCAGCAGCCCCGGCCTGGTAGCACGAGACACATTCGGCATTGGCTGTACCAAGCGCCGTATCCACCGGCACGGTGAGCACAATGGCCACAGATGCGTGGTTGGCAGAAACCACGTTATCCACATCTCCGGGGCCGATCACACGCGAGGCGGTGGCACTGGTGTGCACGGTGGCTGCGCTGGGTGATGGTTTTTGACCCAACACGCCATCGGTGTCTGTGGCGCGGCCAGAGCCCACAAGGTCTGCGCCAAAGGCTTTACTCACGGTGTGGGGGTTGGCACCGGTGGTGAGCAGTGAGCCTGCCTCACCCATTACGGTAGCGAGCACGGTTACGCGCATGGTCATGGTTGTTACTCCTGAGTGGTTGCCGCGCTGGCAGCAGCACCTGCTGCGGCGGCGAGTTGTTGGGGGTTGATGGCGGATGCCAGCTTGATGCCCTTGGCATCGCGCATGTCTTGGGCGCGTTTGATTTCGTCGAGCAGGTCTTCGTAGTCCATGCCCAATTTGTCGGCCACGCTTTGGGGGCTTTTAAGGCCCGCGTCTATGGCGGAAATGTCGGCCTGGATGTCGCGCAGCGGATCCACCCACTCCCACCGGCGGCCTTGCCATGAGTGCGCTTGAAATTTGTCGATCTTGGACAACGGGAGCGTGCTGCCGTTTGGCAACACAATTTGACCAAAGGCCAAGGCGGCTTTGATGAATTCGGAGAAAACACGGTCGAGCAGGCTGGTGGCGAACCATTCTTGAATGAGCATCCAGGCATCGCGCTCTTCAAGCGTGCCGCTACGGATGCTGCTAAAACTTACGCCCTCAAGATCATTGGCCAGCGCGTGGTAGGCCACGCCCAAGCCGGATGCAATGCCACGCAGGTTGGCCTTGACAAAATCGGCATACATGGCTGCCGGGTAGTCGGGGTCAAACGCCTGAAACTGCACGCCTTCGGGCAGGGTTTGGAAGGTGCCTGGGTCGGCATCCATAACGGGTGCGCCATCGGCGGTGCCGTCATCGGTGCCGGTGCTGATAACGTCGGCCTGGCCGTCTGGGGTGGTGAAGAACCCCATCTTGCTAGCACCCACGCGGGCGGCAATAACAGCGGCTTCTTCGTACCCGCCCAGGTTGTTGAGGCGCAGCATGGCGGCGTGGGCCCATGGCATGCCGCGCACTTGCTCGGGGCGGTCTGCCATAAAGTCGTGAATGATGTCTTCGGCAAGCACGCGCTGGTGGGTGCTTTGGTTGGCCACCATGTCGGGCGAGTAGACCTCGCCAGGGTGGCTGGTGCGCAGCAGGTAGGCCACAGGGCGGCCATATTCGTCTTGCTCCACGCCCATGCGCACGCCGTTGACGCCTTCGCTGGGGGCGCGGTTGAGGTTGGTGTCCAGGCGGTCAATGTCCAGCAGCCGAAAGGCCAAGCCAAAGGCATTGCGGGCGGCTTTGCCACGCACGATTTGCACCAGGTATTCACCATCCCGCGCCACTGCCACGGCGGCGAGCTGGCAGAACATGGTGGCATCGAGCTTGCCGGTGACATCAAAAACGCCCTTTTTGCAAAAGCGCTCGTAGGTGGCCTCTATGGCTGAATTGGCAAAGGTGTCGGGCTGGCCTGGTGCGTTTTGCACGCGGGCCTGAAAGCGGAAACCCTTGGGGCCAATGACGTTGGTCTTGACCATGCGCAGCCAGTGCTTGACATACTCATCGTCGTAGGCGAGCTTGCGGGAGCGCGCCCGCACGGCATCCAGGCTGCGGAAAATATCAGCGTTGGCGCTGCCACTGATGGTGGACCAGCCTTGGGTTAAGCGGTTAACCTGGGCGGCGGCGTAGTTGCGCTTGTGTGATGTGGGCGGGATGAGTTTGACCGGGGTTATGCCCGAGCGCTCCAGTGCACCGGGGCGCTGCTGGAGCCATTTGCCGAGCACTACGCTGCTTTTGGTGGACACGCGCCGGGCGTCGTACCAAGGTTGTGTTTGGGTGGCGCTCATCGTGAGTTAAACCTGACCGAAAGTTGATTGCGCGGCGCAAGCCCTGCGGCAAGGCGGGTGGCGTTGTCTTCACGGCCCACCTCGGCCATAAGGCGGGAGCGGTAGGCCAAAAAATCACCTGGGCTGTTGAATTGCTGCTTGCGGCCCGCGATTTCGTAGCTGTGCATGTAGGCCTTGGCGCCGTAGCTCTCCAGCAAGGTGTTGACCGAATCCAAGGCTTTTTTGGCGGTGCTGCGGGTGTCGTAGGTGGTGGCCGCTGCGAGGTTGGGCGCAATGGTGATGCTGCCCTGGTCCACCGTGTGGCGCTCTGCGCCCATGGTGGCGGTGCTCACCCAGGTGTAAATGCCTGCACCCCAGCCTGCGGTGGTGGCTGCGGTGACAGCCACCGCGTGGTCTGCGCCGGAGGCTGTGCTGGTGATGTTGATTTTGGCCGCGCTGTTGATCAACGTGTAGGCCAATACCCACCCGGCGGTGGCTGGGTAGTCGGATAGGCTTTTCTGCCAGGTAACAGTGTCGCCCGCCGTGATGCGGACGGGCTCGGTGGTGGCGGTCATGGCCCCGACTTTGGCCGGGGCGAGTGTTTTAAATCAGGGGGGAATTGGCACAGGCGGGGCTACTTGCCGCGCAAAATCCGGTACCCCGTGCTACGGCTTACACGGGCCTCGGCAAAGATTTCGCGCATGGGTTTTTGGTGGCGCAAGCCCAGGCCGACGATAAAGGTGCGGGTGGATTTGCTGAGACCATCCACGCCCTTGGCAATGTCGCCAGCGCGGGTTCCGCCGTGGTGGCTGCGGATGTCGCGCTCCAAATTGAGGCGGGTGTCTATGGGCAGGTCTGGTGCGTGGCGCACCAAGCGGGTCAAAAAGTCGTCAACGATGTCGGCCATGGTGTCACCATTTTTTAATCCAACCGCCCGCACGTCTTGGCATGGGGGTGGCTTTGCTTGGCCGCACTTTTGCAGGGGGCTGTGGGGCCACCTGCGCAGGCACGGGGTTAGCGTCTGGTGACTGAGGTGGCTCGTTAACCACCGGAGTGTTTTGTGGGTTTTCATCCACCGCGACAGGAACGATTGTCGCTGATTTATTGTCAACTGGCAAGGGGGTGGAGAATAAATCTTCGGTGCTTGGTTTTACGCGGTCGCGCAGCAGCTGCCACTGGTGTTCGTTGCGTTTGTGCAGGCCCAAAAATTGGGCGCAGGCGAGGTTGTAGACCATCAAATCACCGGCTTCGTTGCGGTCGGCTTGCTTCTTTTCCCACACGCTCACGGGGCGGCCACGTTTGTAAACGGTGGTGCGGTATTCGGCGGTGAGCTGCTTGTAGTAGTCCTCGGTCAACTCTTTGGAAAAGTGCACAGCGCCGGGGCCGCTGGTTTTTTTCCAGCGGGCAGCCAAGTAGTCTTTGGCGGTGTCGGTGCCGATGAACCACATTTTGGCCCCGTGCTTTTCGATCTGCCCCCGGTTGTTCACGCCCACCAGGGTGGGCTTGCTGCTGACAATGGGGCGGTGGGGGCGGCTTGCGCCCTTGATGGCGTAAACGTTGCGCTTTTGGCGGGGGCCAGTGAAGTTGTAGACCTCTTGGGTGGCGGTGCCGCCGGAGTCGATAAAGGCACCAGCTATGACCATCATCTGCCCATGCTCATGCCTGTATCGCCCGCGCAGCAATTCATCGGCCCGCTGCCAGGTGGCCTGGTCTGCGGGTGAGCCAAGGATGATTTGGTAGTCCACCACCCAGCTCTCCATGCCCTCGCCCCACCCCACCACCTTGAATTCAAGCCGGTCATTCTGTGTGTCTATGGCGGCGGTGAGAACCAGGGCATTGGCGGGCACGGTGCCAAGCGGGTACTCTTCGGCGCGGGCCATGAGTTCGTCGTACTTGGCCTGCTCTTTTTGACGCGCCCAGCAGCGGGCCAGGCGGGTGTTGTAAAAAACGATCATTTCGTTTTCGTCGCCCTGGTCCATTTGGCGCTTGGCTTTTTCGTACAGGCGCATGAGCGCAAGCCATGGCAGCCAGCCATAGGGCAGGTACATCTGGCTGATGGTGAAGCTCTCGGTTTCGCCGTCACCCTGCACGCCGTCGGTCCAAATTCCGTTGGCAAACATGCGGGTTTTGTCAGACTCAAAATGCAGGCCGCCGCAGCTCTCGCAGGGGTACATGACCTGCAGGCCGTCTTCGCTTTTTATCAGGCGCTCAAACTCCAGCACTTGCACATAACCGCAGTGGATGCACTCGGCAGCGGCCTCGCGCTGGGTGCCAGTTTTGTACAGCGTGTCAATGGGCGACTCACCCTCTATGGTGGGTGAGCTGGGGTAATAGATTTTGCGGTTTTGCTCAAAGGTGGTTTGGCGGGCTTCGGCCAGGGCACCGGGTGCGCCCTCGTTGCCCACATTGCCCTCGGATCGGTCAATTTCGTCATAGACGATGTACCGCGCCGACACTTCGGACAAGTTGGCCGCAGCGCCAGCAGTGAGAATGTGGAGCGTGCCGCCTGGGTACTCTTTGGTGGTGAGGTTGTTGGCAGCGTCCCGGCTGCGCTTGCTGGCCACCCGCGATTCAAGCACGGGCACGGCACGCACTGTTTTATCAATGCGGATGCTGGAGCGTTTGACCAGCGTGCCGGTGGGCACAATCCAAAGAAAATTGCTCGGGGCCTGGTGAATGGTGGCCCCCAGCATGTTGAGCGCCACCTGGGTCTTGAGCATTTGAGATGCACCCTTGACCACCACGCGCTTGCACTTGTGGCTGGGGTTTGGAAATGGTGAACGGTGAATGGTGAACGATACACAAACACTATCCCAAGCAGCCATTGGAAGGGCGCTTGACCTGTCTCCAGCGAGCATGACCAAGCTCAAAAAGCAGGGCAT